CACGCGAGTGGGCTAGGAAAGCCTTGAATGCAGTCAACGATCTTTCATACGAACTAAAAGTGGAGCGCAACAAATGAACGCTAAAGATACACGCAGAACAGAATATTATTCTCGGATCATCGACTCGCTTAATCAGCGTGAGACTTGGGAGAACCGCCAGCGGTTGTTTTATCAAGCTCGCTACTTTGGTGTTCGTCGTAAGGTCAAGCCTTGGCCTACAGCCGCAGACCTGCACGTTCAGTTGATCGACACAGCGATTGAGAAGCTGAAACCCAGCTTCGTCAACAGCGCGATTGGAAACGACATTCTTTCCAGCTTTGTTCCAATGCGTCAGCAGTTGACCCCGCTAACCGTATCCGCCGAGCGTTGGTTTGATTACAATATGCGGGAGAAGACAAACTTTCAGAAAGAGATTGTTTCCGTAATCGACAACATCCTCCTATACGGACGTGGTGTTGCCAAGATCATCTGGAACGAGGACAAGAAGCGCATTGACTTCGAGGCTATTGATCCTTTCCACATCATTGTTCCAGCGTACACAAAGGAGTTTAAGGATGCAGATTTCATTGTACACATCGTCTCAACTTCAGTCGATTCCTATAAGGCAAATCCGCTTTACAAGCAGGACGACGAGTTCATTAAAACAATTTCGGGTAAACCCTCCAAATCGGTGGGCCTACGAAGTGAAATTCAAGACGAGATTTATCGACGCGAGGGAATTACTCAAGAAGCTGAGAATGATCGCATCATTCTTTGGGAGATGTATACACCTTCTGAAGAAGGATGGAAAGTTGAAACGTATAGTCCGCTTGTAGTAACTGAAGATGTTCGCAAGCCTTTCACATTACCCTATCGTCATGGTGAACCACCTTTCGTAGATTTCCCCTATGAGGTCACAGGGGGCGGTTGGTACAGTCCGAGAGGCGTAGCAGAGATCCTGCTCCCGAATGAGAACCTGCTAAATAAGCTCAAGAACTCCCTCTCCGATTACGTTGAACTGGCCAACCGACCCGTTTTTGAAGCACAGAATCCGATCTCGCTAAACACATCGAACCTGAAGATGCAGCCTGGGCAGATTCTGCCACAAGGCTTAAAGCCAGTTCAGTTTAGCCAACCTCCATTTGACTTCCAGAAACTGATGCTCGAAGAGCGTCTGCTTTCTGAACAGCGGATGGGCAATCCAGACTTTGGTGCTGGATCGCAGTTCCAAGTATCAGATCGCAAGACTGCTACTGAAATTCAAGCATTGCAGTCACAAGCAGCGGCATCTGGCGATCTTCGCAATCGCATGTTCCGAATGGGTCTTGCCCATCTATTCAAGCAGTGCTGGTCGCTTTACACGCAATACAACAAGAAAGACTTGATGTATCGCTATGCGGAAGAGACAGGCTCAATGCCTCCAGATGGTATTCACGATGAGTATTCGATTGAGCCAAAGGGTGGATTGGATTTCATTAACCGTCAGTTTGCATTGCAGAAATCTGTGGCGAGGATGCAAATGTTCCAAAATAATCCTTTTGTAAACCAAGGCGAACTGGTAAAGTCAGTGCTTGAACAAGACGATCCCTCGCTGGTCCGCAGACTCTTCCAAGATCCGAACGCAGCCTCTGGCGATCAGGCTGAAGATCAAGCGACTGAAATCGCGACTATGCTTGCAACTGGATTCCCAGTCGCCATCAAGCCTAGCGATGATCACAAAGCGCATATATCCGTTCTCTTCGCGTTTAACCAAGCGGCTCAACAGCGGCAACAAGCGGTCGATCAGAGCGCAATGCAAGTTCTGATGGCACACTTACAACAGCACTTGGCAGCCTTGGAACAGGTTGACCCCAACACATCCCGCGCTATCCAGAAACAGCTTCGTGATGCAGGTAAGGCTCAGATGCAACAGCAGGGGCAACAATTGCCTCCGCAAGCAATGCAAGGCCAAGCACCCGCGCCGATGGCTGGTTGAAAGTACCAGTAATGCGGGATGCCTTCCAGCAAGAAGGCTTGGCAAAACTTTGTGAATGGGCGAACGAACAAGGTGCGACTGGCAAGGCGGTTGAGATTGGCTCTTACAGCGGGGAAGGTACGGTGGTTATTGCTAAATATTTCAAGGAGGTGTTGGCGGTTGATCCTTGGCTGAATGGGTACGATATTAACGATAGAGCTAGTCAGCAATGCCCGATGAAATTTGTATTTGAGGCGTTCCAAGAGCGCACAAGCCCACTTGGCAATGTCCTATACAGTAGTGGAAAAAGCCTGGATGCACTCCAATTCTTCAAGGATGGCGAGCTAGACCTAGTTTATATTGACGGAGATCATAGGTACGAAAGCGTGCTGGCTGACCTAAAAGGCTGGCGATCTAAGCTAAAGGAAGGCGGAATTATGGCTGGCCACGACTGGAGTTGGGAGTCTGTCAAAAAGTCTTTGCTAGAGGAAATAGGACAAAAGGACTACACGCTATTCCAAGGGGATTCCTGGGCAATAAAGCTATGAGAAAATTAAAAGCAGCATTGGCGTTCATCAGAGATCAAGAATGGGTCAACGAACCAAAATGGGAAGACGAGGATGAAAAGGCATGGACTGCTTTTCTTTCAACACCCACTGGGAAGCGTCTTAGTCTTATACTTTTAAATTTAACATTACGTCAAAATGCCTCTGCGGTTATGAAGAAAACTGAGGAACTTGCAGAAGCTTGTGGACGTGCTAATGGATACAGGGCATGCGTTGCGACCTTAGAATCGCTCGCATCCCAAAAACTTAACTCCGCCGTTCTTGGCTATGAGGACGGATCGGATGAAACAATAGCCAACTAACCTTTAGGCAGAATGACTCCCTGCCGACAAGTGTAAGAAAGGGTCAAATGGCAGATTCGAATAACCTGACTGAAGCGGATGTATTGGCGATGGCGCAAGCGGCTGACGAGGGAAGGGATTTTAGTCCTAATCCTAAGGAAGACGAAAAAGCCAAAGTAGAAACAAATGCTTCGGATAAGGCCAGCGGAGATAACGAGCAGACACCCGCGCCTGCAGAAGAAGCCGAAAAACAAACAGAAGCCTCGGATGAGGTTTCATCTACCAAGGAGAAATCCAAGGAAGATAAAAGTTCTTTAACAACGCAATCTTCAGAAGACAAGTCGGAGTCGGCTTCCGAAAAGAAGCCTACCCGTTACGAGAAGGCTAAGTCGCGACTTGAGAAGGAGTGGGAAGATGTCCGAGCAGAGAAAGCCAGAATCAAAGCCGAACGAGAGCAGATCGAGGCTGAAAGGGCAAGGAAGACTTCAGAAACTACTCAAAGCGAGACAAAGGCGAGCAGTCGCAAGTTTAGCGCGGAAGATTACAGGGAAGCAGCAAAGAGCTACCGTGATGAAGGCCGTGACGATCTTGCAAAACTTGCCGAACAAAAAGCTGGTGACATCGAAGTTGAGGATAGGAAAGAGATCGAGCAGAAAACCCAGTCAGAACTAAAAACTGCTTGGGATAAAAATTTGCTTGATGAAGTAGAAGCAAATCCTGAACTTAAAGATTCGTCCAGCACTTTGTATAAAGCCGTATCGGAAATGTTGCAAAACCACGCAATCTTGCGTAATTACCCAGCGGGTATCAAGGATGCGGTTGGAATTGCCAAGGTAAAGCTCCAAGCGGAGTCCGCCTCCGATTTGTCGAAGAAAGTTGCAGAGTATGAGAAAGAACTTTCTCAACTCAGAAAAGCGACAACTCCAGCGTCAGGTCAACCAAAAGGTCCTGCCAAGACTAAAGCTTTTCACGAACTAACGCTCGATGAGCAAGAACGTGAATTGATGAAAATGGCAAGCGAGATTGACAGAGGTTGAGTTGTCATAACAAACAAGGATACTTAATTATATGGTAACTACTGGCTCAGTCAGCGCACAGTTCCAGACGTACTTCTCGAAGGCGTTATTGGAACGTGCAATCCCATTGCTTCAGATGGAGCAATTCGCAATGAAAACCCCCTACCCGACCAAAACGGGTGGAAACAAAACGATTCGGTTTTTCCGATTCGGTGATCCCAGCATCTCTGCGATCTCCGCCTTGTCGGAAGGAACGACTCCTTCTACTGGCGACGAACGTGATCTCACGTTGTCCTCGGTTGAAGCCACGCTTGTCCAATACGGAAGTAAGATCATCCTAACCGATGTCGTCCTCGCAACCGAATTGTTCTCGCACTTGGCACAGGCCACCAAACAACTTGGCGAAGATGCCGCCCTCCACGCTGACACACTCTGTCACCGCGCGTTGGTGCAGGACTCCTCGACCAGCACTGGTACTGGCGTAGCCACCAAATCGTACAACCGTTATGCTCAGAACACGACTAACGGCACGACTTGGGCTACCAGCTCTATTGCTAACAGCGCAATGACCGCCACCGACTTGCTCGATGGTGCGACTTCGTTGTTCATCGCTCGCGCTCCTAAGATCAAGGACGGCTACGCGCTTGTTGCGCATCCTGCCGTTATCCGCGACTTGCAGCAGGACGATGATTGGTTGAAGGTTTCGAGCTACTCGAATCCCGAAGCCATCTTCAAAGGTGAGATCGGTAAATTGTTTGGCGTGTCGGTGATTTCCTCAACGAACGTACAGACCTTCAATACCTCCGCTTCTGGCATCGCAGAGAACAGCGTTGGAACAACTGGTGCTAACACTGGTTATGCCAACGTCCTCCT